ACTCCAAATCCGCTACCGCCAAGGTAAATGCATTCCTATGGAAAAGCATATTCTGTGGTGATAGTGTTCCAGTGTTGTTGAAAGGTGTAACCACTGCTGTAGTAGAAGTAGAACCAATGATGATTGAGTTTTGGAACTGACCACCAATGATAACTGCTGGAGCAACTGTGATGTTTGTAGCTGAAGTGCCAACTGTTGTTGTGGACTGAACTACAAAGTTACGCAACTTGCCAGAGCCATAAGCCTGTCTGTTTTGTGGGTTAGTAGCATATACACCAGCAATCTGGATTACATCACCAGCATTTAATGTGCTTGAAGTGGATGCCTTGATCTGAATTGTGGAGTATTGTGACCAACCAGTTGAGAGGTAACCAACTTGAGCTGTAGTGTCAGCAGACAATGTGTTACCACTGTAGCTACCAAAGGTTTGGCTTACGACGTTTTGATCCAATTTCCAATTCGTGCCCGCGCTGTCGCGACCCATCAGCCCCTTCCTGTACTGCTCTGCAATCGCTTCCTGGGGCATGAACAAACCTTTTAAACTGTCAACAATTGTTGCAGATGTGAAAGGCTCAACGATACAAGCACGACGACCGTCTCTTGGTGCGCCTTCAGCATCAAGATAAGCACCAGCTGTTAAGTAGGTGATTAGTCCTGTTGGAGGAGTACCAGCAACACCAACAATGTTTGCAGTTTGAAGTGCAGCCATTGTTAGTCCGTCACGGTCAATCTTGTTTGCAATTGCAGCACATTCTGTTACTTCAGGTTTCCCTTACTGACCATTTCTGGCGGGGTTGATTCTTCGATCTACCCTCTCCGACTTTGTTTAGGTTATATCGGAGTTCAGACTATCGCATACTCTTTCGAGTCCATCCCACTTAGTCGTTCAGGCTGCACAGATTTCTCTTGCTTGCCCCTTGTTAGCCTCCTCAGGCCGTCCAAGTCAATCAGGGACAGTTTTCCTAATTCTTAATGAACTAGGCCGCTACTGTTAACGGCAGGCTTCAATACACGGTCAGAGAACATGTCCAGAGACAATGCCAAATCTTGCGTGGTGAACTGAGTATCAACGTGGAACTGAGTTGACAATGTAACGGGAACTGATGTCTCGTTAAAGTCTTCTACGTTCAATGCTGGGCCAGTTGTACCAATGAACCTACCAGGTCTGCGGACATTGACTGTGTTACCAATCTTGCCCCCGACCACAGCGAACTGGTCATCATAGTTACGATCCACTTCTGACGAAAATGTCAACTCGTTTTCCAGGACCATCAACGCTTCATTGGTGATCTTGGATATTGTTAGCAAATTATTTGCCATTTTGATTTCCTTTTAAGATTAAAAAATTGTTTACCTTATCTTTCCTGCTTTCCTGAGTTCTTTCCATTGCTGAGGTGTACCATTAAAATTCCCATTTGAATCTATTGGCACTTCAACATTAGAACCCCCTCTAATAGGATTAATTGGTGCTGGTGCATTGCTCTTTCTCACAGCAGGCTTTTGTGCTTCAGCAGGCTTTTCAAATCTAGCCTCCAATTTCCCAATCTCTCTCAAGGCACTAATCAAAGACATGCCACTGATTTTTTCAGCTACCTCTGGGTTTTCTGCAAGATGATAAAGAATCTTTGGTCCTACATCACTTTCCAGAATTGCATCCCTAACTTGGTCTGATACAACTACATCTGAAGATGCAACCATATCATCATAGTCTGGCAACTCTGCCTTTGCTTGCTCTAACTTAGATTGCCAAGATGTCATCATCTTTTCTCTCTCAGCCTGAGCCTGCTTTTGCTTTTCAGCTACATCTCTATCTTTTAATGCCTTTTCAGTAGAGTACTTTGCTAATGCCTTTGCATACTCAAATACATCAGTAAAGTCACTAGGCTGTGGTTCTTTATCAGGATTTTCTGCCACTTGTGGCTTGGATGCCTGCTCAAGTTCCTTTAGCCTGTTTTCTAAAGCCTCTCTTTGTTCCCTTTCCTTTTGAGCCTCAGCTCTGGCAAGTTCCCTTTCTTTGATGACTTTATCAAACCTCTTTTCAAGTTTGGGCTTTCTAGCACCTTCCTCTGCTGGTTTGGTTTCCTCTTTTGCCTCTGGTAAACTCTGTTCCTCTTTTGTCTCTGTCAGCTCAGGTTGCTCAACCTCTGGTGAGGGAGTCTCTGCAGGGTCAGGACTAGGGGAATCAGCTAAACCAAGTTTGTTAGCATAAAAATCACCTGAATTTTCTGAAGTAATTACATTACTTGCTTGTCTATCACTCATGAGTTTCCTCAAGTATTTTGCCTGGTGTGCCTCACCAGTAAGGTTTGTGGGCAATATAACCCAAAATCATAAGGCTGTCAATTATTGTTGCTGATAGGCATAATGGACTGGTCAGCCTGTGCAATTGCTTGATACTGCTCCTGATTTCTCATAGCTATTTCTCTTTCTAGCCTTGCAGTATCCATGTGGTGCAATAACATATCTGAAATTGCCTCAATTTCTACCCTATTTTGGCTAGTTATAGCCTTGGTATTTACATCATGGACTCTAGCTTGGAGCATAGATTCTGTATTATGAGCTTTGGTTGTCTGCCTCATCAACTCCCTTTGAGTCTCAGATTGTTGTTTAACTTGCTCAATATCCTGTCTTTGCTTCATAGCTAACTGTAAAGCCTGCAACTGCTGGGTGAGTTGCTGAACTTGAGCCTGTCCTTGTTTAATCATGAGTTGGGCTTGAGGAGGAATGTCAGAGTGCTCATCAATTTGGCTAAGTGGGTTCATGGCGGCCAACCTATCAGCAATAGTTTCAGCCCCAGGGAAGTCCATATTCCTAAACACCAAGTCTCCAGCCACATTAAATAGCTCAGGTTTGGCAAGTAAAGGCATCATGGCATCTACTGCCTCTTGTCTCTTGCTGTTGTACCCTGGGCCGGTCTCCATCACCACATCATACTGTCCCACAGTTACATCATTAAGCACTCTGCCCACAGCACTTTGCTCATTTATGGTCAAAAGGTCTGGCTTTCCATCATCCCCAATAATTCTCATAACTCTTTCAGTGTCATAAATCTTGGGAATTAGGTCTAAAAGTATCTTGCCAACATGGGCAATTGACTTGGTTAGATTGTCATAGAGGTCAAAATTGGTCAAATCCACTTGCATTTGCTGACCATTTAAAGCCTTGCCAGACATATTGCCCTGGAGTTGCTGTGATGGATCATAGATACCAATTATGGTTGCCATGTCCTGATTAATCTCCTGTGCAGCAGTCAAAATGCCAGTAGGAGGAGGCTCTGGTTGCATCCTTATTGGAGGAGGAGCTGGGTTGCCATCAATATCTGTCTGCTTATATCTCAAAGTAGCCATTGACTTAATGTTGGCACTTGCCCAGTCCAACTCATGACCCTCATCTTGCCCCTCAGCCATCACCCATTTTGCCTTTGGAGCTAATGCCACAGACTCAGTCATGGATGTGACCCAGAAGTTGTACATCCTTTGGGCATCCTTAGCATGTCTGACCATGCCAAATTTCTTTCTCTTGTCCCCAATCACTACATGCCTGCCATATACAGGGACAATTGGGATGTAGTACCCCGGCCAGTCCTTCTCCTCCAACACCTCAATTGCTGTTAGTTTTTTCCACTTGATTGTTTTCTTTACACTAGGTCTTTCATCCACTATTTCTAATCCAGCTTTGCCAATTCTTTCAAAAAAGTCTTTAGTATCAGGAAACCTTGCAGAGCCATCACTTAATAAATAGAGCTTGGCTTTCTCTCTAACTGTGTACCAATATTCAGCAACTCTAATATCTTCCCTAGTAATCCACTCACTTTGGGTATCTCCAGTGCCTCTGGATGTAAATGAAGTGTCTTGTGCATCTGGATACATTTCCTTGAACACAGACTTTGGCATCATGGATGTAATCAGGCATCTTTCCTGGTCTGAGCCATCCACTGCAATTGAATTTGGGTCTAAATAGACTGTAAATGGGTTATCAATAGGGTCAATGAATAGCTCTTGGTCAAAAGAATCTTCCCTTACATATCTGTGGTCAACCCTTAAATATCCCCATCCCATTCTGACTGCATAGTTATAAGCATTGTCATAGGCATTATCAGCATTGGAGTTAACCTCTATGTGCCTGACCATACCTTGAATCACTTTAGCATCTGCAGCATCTTCCACAGTATTTGTGGCATGAACCCTAATTCTAGGTCTTTGCTGTCTTTGCTGGTTAGTGACTTGCCTGCAATAGCCATCTAACTTATTAATAGTTAGAACTGGTCTGGACTCTAGGTTTCTGCTATTTTGTAGATCCACCGGCCACTGATCGCCCCCACTTGCAAACTTGAGGTCTTCTAAAGCCTCCTGCCTGTTCATAGTGTCTGCATCATTAGCAAACTTCAAGAATTGTTTTGCCTCATCTATGATGGGGTCATAATCTGTTTCTAGTGGGTCAAGTGCCATGTTATAAAGCCATCCATGATTGTGGTGGTGCATAGTTTACTTGCTTTGGTCTTCTTGGTCTAGTCTCTTGAACACCTAAAGCAACCATTCTGAAAGCATCAGCTCCATGACTGTATTGGTCATGAAGTGGGTTTTTACTAAAAGCCTTTGTCTCTGGGTCAACTTCATACTTGTAATGCCTGAGACATTGCAAGCCATCATAGCAATTATCCCTATCAAAAAAGCAATTCCTGAACATGGTTCTGGAGGCATTAATTGAGTCCACAATGCTAGTTCTTGGGATTATTTTGGTCTTGAACCCTGAATTTCTGACAATTTCCTCTATTGTTCTGCCCTGAGCCGCCAATGTTTTGTTCTGTGCATCATGTGGCAACCAGAGTGTGTCATAGACATAGCCAAAGGTCTGCATCAGTGCTAGGTAATGACTCATAGTCTGCTGACTATCCTCAATATACCTAATAAATCTGATTTCCTGAGCTATAAACTGGACAAACCAAATACTTGTGGAATCTGCCCAGCCCAAATCAAACACAGCATGAACTGGCTTGGTAGGGTCATATCTAACCTTTGTGATTCTTTCCTCTAGCTCTGCCATTTGCATTTCCCTTGCAAACACAGCTCCATCCACAGTCTGCCTGCACAATCCTTCCCAAACTGTGTTGTAAGCCTCCATGTCTCTAGCTTTGAGAGTTCTCCTCTCATGATCTAGGACTTCTGGAAACCAGGGATTATCTGACCAGTTCACCTTTTGGGTTATGCAGTTATCAGGCTTATTTAGTATAAATCTTTGGTATGTAGCATCAGACTCTAGCTCTGGGTTCATGGTTATCCAAATTTCTGAGTCTTTGGCTCTAATGGTAGGAATGAGAATATCCCAACTCCTAGCTGAGACTGCCTGAGCCTCCTCTACCCAGACAATGGTGCAACCCTCGTAGGATTTAATATTGTGTGGATTATTTTTTAATCCCACAAAAGCAAACTCAGTCCCATTTGCCCCCCTGATAGAGTTTTGGGTAATCTCATAAAACCCAATTAATCCCAGTTCTATGATTTGGTCACTTAATAGCTTATGAACTGATTGAGATATGGAGTTCTGGAATTCCCGAGCACACAAAATCCTGTGGACTTGCTTTGCACCCAAGATGAGCAATGCTCTAGCAACAGACCATGATTTTGCTGACCCTCTGCCTCCAAAGATGCATTTATATCTTGATGGCTGGAACAGGCACTGGAGCTTGACTGGAAACTCAGCCTTTTTAATAGCTTGATTAAGTTCACTCTGCTCCATCTGGCTTTACAAATGTAACCTGAAGATGAGGCATGATGACATTTCCACTTGCATCTTCAAGAGTTGTTGCCTGCACTGCCTTCCCATCTATCCTATCCATTAGCTCTCTAATTGCCCAAGGTTCTCCTTCCTCAGCTTTGCTAATCAGAACCTCAGCAACAGCCCTAGCTCTATGTGGCTCTTGGGAAAGAATCATCCTCAGCTTTTCTTGAAAAAGTCTGCCTTTAGATGAGTTAATATTACCTAATGGAGCACCCATATTGTTTTTTTGTATAAATAATTGATTTTAATATAACTTTTAGTTATTTGGATGAGTCTCAGGAGCAGGCTCTGCTGGTGTTTCAGCTACTGGACTTACCTGAGCTGGAGCAGGCATTTGCTCATTAGCTTTTGCCATTAATTTCTGAACCAATATTTGCATGTCCCTGATTTTGTGCTCAAGGCTAGTAATTATTAAGTTTACATCTTGGATTTCATGTTCAAATATCATTTTTCTTTCCTTGTCTATGCTTTCTGCCTGTACCTTTTTTGGTATAGCTTGGGTTTTTGCCTGCTTGCCATTTCATGAACAAATGTTCATCAAAACCAAGTGCTATTAAAAGATGAACTGCTAGACTGGCTCTCATTTCTTTTTCTTGGCTTTTTCAGCTTCTCTCTTTTCACTGTAGGCGATAGCGACAGCCTGCTTTACAGGTTTGCCTGCCTTTACCTCAGCCTTGATGTTTTCTTTAAATGCTTTGGGTGATGTGGATTTTTTGAGTGGCATTATGCGTTCCTTGATAAAAAATGACCATTTTCTTGATTTCTTTGCAATGGATTTAAAACAATAGGATGAATTCTGGCATGTTCTATTGCTTTCATTATTCTTAAATTTTCAACTCTATTGTCATTATGAATTCCATTAATGTGATCCACTTGATCTTTATCTTCCAATGGTTTTATAAATGCGTGAGCAACCAACCGATGCACTAATTTTTGCTTACCATTTACACTTCTAACATCACCATTTCTCAAACAAATTTCAGCATAAGGTTTTTGTCTTCCCTTATCTTTTTTTATTTGAATTTTCATAATTTTTTCTGGAATTGGCACTTTAGAATTATTTTTACCTTTTCTAATTCTTTTTAAAGATTTAATTCGACCTAAATTACTGACTTGATATTTGCCTTCATATCCAGCAATATCAACCCACAATTCAACAATTCCAATTTCGCATTGATGCTCTAGCACGGCTTCCCTTTTCACTTTTTTCTGCAATAGGAGACATTCTAGCACAGAAAGAGTCTTTTCTCCCAGCATCTTTCTCTGTCTTGGGGTTTGGAGCAGGAGGCTTTAGGTTTGACCCATTCTTTTTATTGTATTCTGCCCTTCCTTTGGCAGTCATACCAGCACCTTTTTCAGTAGGGTTATAGGTTTTCCCTTTTCCTGTGGTCTTGTGCTCTATTGGTTTGTTATGTTTTTTAGTCATTTTTTTAATAAATCTTTGTAAAACTCAATAAAAAACAATGCTTTTAATACATTTTCATTGTCACCAAAATCATCAAACAATAAAGCATCTTGAGCAAGCCTACAAATTTGTTGTTTGATATAGTAATTGGTCAACTTCATTTTTTGGCAGTCTTTGCAGATTGTTTAAATGACTCAGCAGTTGGAGCACCCTTAGAACCAGGCTTTCTCATCTTTTCAACTGGCTTGCCCTCAGCCTTTTCCTTTTTGATTCTTTCCTGCTTTGCATGGATATTAGCGTATAAACCAGCTTTAGCCATTATTCTTGCTCCTCAACAAAACATACGTCTTGCCATGATAGCACAAGGAATTTCTCATCCCCGTCCTTAAAATTATGATACTTTAAGTATTCATCTTTGTAGTCTTTAGCCAAAGTGCCAAAATATATCTTATCCCCTACTTTTAGACCTTCAGCCTCTGCCTCATCTCCAACTGCCACAATATGTCCTACTGTGTCTGCCTCAGCAGTTTGGACATATAAAGTGGACTGTATTCTTGGAATAGGTCTAACAATAATCTTGTCTTTTATGGGTTTCATGGGATTTGCCTCCCACTTAATTTTGGTCTACCAGGCTTTTTCTTTTCTGCCTGGTCTATTGCTGGGTTCATAACAACACCCAACTCTAAATCAACTTTAGGTAATGTGATTGTGGTTGCCAAAATTGGATTGTGTTCACCACACCAATCTGTGCTATTTCTGTTTTGGAAAGTAGGGTATCTTTTACAA